CATGATCCTGGTCGACAAGCCGACCGGGATGACGGCGACTGAAGCACTCATTCGCGCACAGGAGAAAGGGGCGTTGATGGCGCCACCTGGCCAGCGCGTGCAAGGTGAGCTCCTGGGCGGGATGATTGCGCGCGAGCTCGACATTTTGGGCCCCAATGCCGCAAACCTGTTGCCACCGATGCCGCCCGAGCTCCTAGACGCCGGCGGCTATGGTGCAATCAAAGCCGACTACGCGGGCCCAATTAACCAGGCGCAGAAGGCGCAGAAGGGCATCGGGATTCAGAATTTTCTCTCGTCGCTGTTGCCGATCATGGAGCAGAAGCCCGACGTCGGCGACGCTGTCGACTTCGATATGGTCACGGTCGAAATGTCCGATGTGTTCGACGTGCCGCAGTCGATCCTCCGCAGCCCGCAAGCGATCGCGGCCCTGCGCAAGCAGAGCCAGGACCAGGCGACCGCGCAGCAGGCCGTTGAAGCTGCGCCCTTGCTCGGTGCTGCAGCGGACAAGCTCGCGAAGGCGCAGGCCACCGCGGGCAGCTCGCCGAATAACCTGGGCGCGCTCCTGCAATGATTAACCCGCTCGCCGCGTTGATGCGCCAGCGCGACACGGTCGCTGCGTTCCAGCGCGTGTTCTCCAACCTCAACGACCAAGACACTCGCCTCGTGCTGGCCGAGCTCGCGCGCTTTGGCTACTACCAGCGGAGCACGATGATGGTGTCACCGCACACCGGCACCGTCGACCCGCTGGCGATGGCGCTCGCGGAAGGGCGCCGGGAAATGCTGTTGCACGTTCTGAAAATGGCGAGCACTCCGCTGGTCGCCTTCGATCGCGTCATTCAACTGGAAAACGAATATGCCGCCGAGTGAGATCATGACCGCGCCCGCAACGCCAGCCGCCCCCGCCGCTACGGCTGCACCAGCAGCACCAGCACCAGGCGCCCCCGCTGCTCCCGCCGCACCTGCCGGCCGCTGGCATTCCGAGAAGTGGAACGGACTGATGGAGCTCAAGGGCAACCCCGATGCGGACACCTTCGTCGAGAGCTACGTCAACCTCGAGAAGCTGGCCAAGGGCGATCCGAAAACGCTCGTGCGCTTGCCAAAAGGTGCGGACGACGTCGAGGGCCTGGCCGAATTCCGCACGAAGATGGGGATACCGCCGACGCCCGAGGGCTACAAGCTGCCCGACGCGCTCAAGGATCAGGATTGGGCAAAGGCGCTGGTGCCGATCGCGCACAAGCACAACATGAGCGACAGCCAGCTCGCCGGCTTTCTCACCGAGGCACGGGCGACCATGGACGGGCTCGGGACCAAGGCGCAGGAGACGCTCGAGGCGGCCGCCAAGGTCGAGCACGGCAAGCGAATGCAGGCCCTTGTGACCGAGCACGGCGAGAAGCTCCCGGGCTACCTCGAGGAGACGCGGCGCGCCGTGCGCGTGCTGGTGCCCGAGAAGTACAAGGATCCCGGCACCGGGGCGGAAATCGGTCGCGACGACATCATGGGCGCGATCGAGGCCGCGATCGGGGTCGAGCTCACGGCGAACATCTTTCACACCGCGGGCAAGTTCCAGAGCGAGGACCAGCTCATCAAGGGCCAGCCGACGGACGGCATTATCAGCCCGCAGGCCGCGCAAGCCAGGATGACGGCACTCATCAACGATAGGGAGTGGGGCAAGCGGCTCATGGCCAACCCGACCGGGCCGGAAGCGGCCGAGAAGCTCAAGCTCGACATGATCCTGGCCGCGCAACGCCAGGCCGCTTGACATTTGAAAAACCCTACGCATCATCCCCACCACTGAACCCGACAACCCGCGGGAGGTCCGCGGGCCGGGTGATTGAGCTAAGAGCTTCGCGCGGCCGGCGCGTCATCCGGCAAGTAGCAGGCCCCGCTCGAAAGGACAACTGCGCAAGCGGCCCGAGTGGACGGACAAGCCCTACGAGAACCCGTTTCTCTAACGTGTTTTCTCGAGGCCCACCGTGTCCATCAATCTCCCGCAGCTATACGGCCAACAGTTCGCGACCAACGTCGAGCTGTTGCTGCAACAAAAGACGTCGCGCTTGCGCGATGCCGTCACCTACAAATCGGGCTATCGCGGCAAGCAAGTCAGCCCGGTCGATCAGCTCGGCCAAGTCGAAATGCTGCCGGTTATCGGGCAGTTCCCGCCGATCGGTCGCGTCGACGCTGTGGTCGACCGCCGTTGGGTCGCGCCGCTCGCGTTCGACCTGCCGCAGATGGTCGACACCTTCGACAAGCTCAAGGTCCTGTCCGACCCGCAGAGCTCGTACCTGACCAACGCCATTCAGGGCGCCAACCGGAAATTTGACGATCTCATCATCGCCGCGTTCACGGCCGCCGCGCAGACCGGCGAAACGGGTGCGACGTCCACGCCGATCCTGGCCGGCAACACGGTCAGCGTCAACCTGGGCGGCACCGCGTCGAACATGAACGTCGACAAGTTGAAGCGCGGCGTGCGCTTGCTGCGCGCCAGCGAGGTCGACCCCGACGATCCGATTTTCTGCGCGATCAGCGCGATCGAGGAGGAGTCGCTGCTCAACGAGATCACCATTACGAGCCAGGATTACAACCCGATGGGCGGGCCGGGCAATCTGCCGGTTCTGCGCGAGGGTCGGCTCGAGCGGTTCCTCGGCGTGCAGTTCATTCACTCCGAGCGCCTGGTCGTGGGCACGGACGACGCCGCGGGCCAATCGCGCTCGTGCCCGATGTGGGCCAAGTCGGGGATGCACCTGGCGGTATGGGCCGACGTCAACACCGATGTCTCGCAGCGCAAGGACATCGCCGGCCAGCCGTGGCAGGTCTACATCTACATGATGGCCAACGCGACGCGCCTCGAGGAAAAGAAGGTCGTTCGGATTTGGGCGCGCTAACCGATCAACCCCTGACACACTGACCGAAAGGAAAGATCATGGCTGTTGTCACTGTCAAGTCAGCGGCGTTGACGCTGATGGACACACCGGGCGGCTCGCTGCCCGTCGCACGCCAAGCGCGCTCGATGTTGGAAACCGCGATTGGCAAGGTCGAGATCGCGAACGGCGATTCGATCGCGTCGATTTACAAGTTCTGCCGCATCCCGTCGAACGCCAGAATTTCGCAGATCCTTTTGCGCTGCACGGCGACCACGGGCGCCATTGCCGACATTGGCTTGTATCGAGCCGATACCGGCGCCGTCGTCGACGTGGACTTTTTCGCGTCGGCGCAAACGTGGGCGGCGGCGCTGGCGCCGTGGACCGACGTAACCAACGAGGCGGCCACGCTGTCGCCGACATTGATCGAGCAGCCTTTGTGGCAAGCGGCCGGTTTGACCGCGGACCCGCAATGCTTTTTCGATGTCTGCGGGACGCTCACGGCGGCGGCGACCGCGGCCGGGCAGGCGACGATCCAGGCTACTTACTGCGTGTAGTAACAACGCGATCCGGGGGCTTCGGCCCCCGACTCGCATGGAGGTAGCATGGCAGACCGCTTCTTTTCGGTAACGCAATTCGGCAACGACACATTCAGCGCCGTTGTCGAGAACGCCGCGAGCCAGGCCGGCAATCCCGTTGAGGTTCGCGTCACCTATGACGCGGCCAACAACAGCAAAATTCGTACGGTGCGCGCGCTCGAGGCGATCATCGCCGCGATCACGAAAGACACCTGGCCCCCGGTCTAAGCCATGGCCGTCATCAAGGCGGTACGTACGCAACTGGCGACCAACGTCGAGCAATATGTTTGGTCCCCACTGGCGAACGCGGACACCGGGGAGCCCGTCGAGCTTGCTGATTTCGCCGACGGCTCGATCGAATTTTCTGGCACGTTCGGAGCCGGCGGCACGATCGTGTTGCAAGGCGGGAACGTCGCCGGCAACTATTACACGTTGACGGACGCACAGACCACGGCAATCAGCAAGACGGCCGCCGCGCTCGAGCAGATCGCGGAGATCTGCCGCTATGTTCGTCCCAACGTGACCGCGGGCGACGGCACGACCGCGCTGGTCGCAACGCTTTACATCCGACGGGGGCGTTGATGGCTGAGAAGCAGAAACCGAATTTGCAACAAGCCATTGCCGAAATCGGCAACATGCAGCGCGTATTTCGTGCGTTCGGCGAGGCCGACAACGCGCTCGCGGTGCTGTCGAACATGGACACCGTTCGCGGCGAGCTCGAGAAAGCGAACGCTGCGGCCAAGGCCGAGCTCGGCAAGGCTTCGGCCGACGTTGAAGCGGCCAAGGGTGAGGCGAAGGCATTGCGCGATGAGGCGGCCGCGGTTCGTGCCACGGCCACGAAGGACGCGACGAAAACCGTCGCCGACGCTGCCGAGAAAGAGCGCAAAGCAACGGAGTCCGTCAAGGCCATTCAGTCGGCTCACGATGAGCGCATGGTCGAATTGATGGCCCAAGAGGAAACCTTGCGCGCCAGCGTGGAGAAGCTGACGGCCAGGCTCGCCGAGCTCGGGCCCGCTGTCGAGCGCGCGGAACGCATCGCTGCGGCGGTCGTGTAATGGCCGTCCAAGTCATAGCCTCGAGTTACTCCGATGGCCCGACGCTGACCGCGGCGGCTGCAGCATCATGCGTGCCGACTTATGTGCCGACGTCGATCCCTGCCGGCTACTGGCAGATTGGTCGCCAGTGGCGAATCAGCGCATCCGGTCGGATTTCGTGCGTAGTCACGACGCCGGGGACCGCGCGCTACGATTTGCGCATGGGCGCGGTGACGGCGTTCGATACGCTGGCCATTCCGCTCAACGTCGTCGCCAAGACCAACGTGTCGTGGTGGCTCGACGTGTTGCTGACCTGCCGCTCGGTCGGCACGGGCGTCAGTGCAACGCTGTTCGGTCAAGGCTGGTGGCGGTCGGAGTCCAATATTCTGACTGCGCTACCGGCGACGGGCCCAGGGCCGGGCGGTGCATCGGTGCCGTTCAACACCCCGCCTGTAGTGGGCACGGGCTTTGACTCCACCATCGCGAACGCGCTCGATTTCCGATTCACTCAAACGGTGGCAACTGGCTCCATGACCATGCACCAGTTCCTCATCGAACAATTGACGCCGTGATCGCGTGCGCGTCATTTTCAACCGATTCCCGGAGCCCTCGGATCAGGTCATTCAAAACCTGACGATTGGCGATTTCCCGCTCGGGCCGGCATTCGAGCCGTGGCAGGACTTGGGCGTGGCGTGGCACGGCGAGAACGTGCTGCAAGGGGAGTGGGTCACTTCGAGGATGCCGGGCTTTGCGGTGCCTCGCGCGCTGGTCGGATGGAATCCCTACTTCGCCAAACCTGAAAGCATCGGCCCGATGGCAACCAGCAACGGGCGCGTGGGCATGGTGCCGATCGGCCCGGCCAAGCCGGCGAGTCCTTTGATTGATCCGGCGATTCAGTGGCTCTACTCGCAGGTCCCGCAGGACAGCAACGGCGAGCTGTACGGGCTGGATGTAATGCTCCCATCGCCCTCAGCGCCGGCATTCGACCGCGTGCTGTCGAGTGACAACACGCTTGCGGCGCCGACGCCATTGATCGCCAACCCGCGCCGCGAGGTCAAGGACAGCGGGTTGCTCAAGGTCATTACGTCAACGACGCTACCCGACAATTTCGGGCGCGTGATTCAACTGCTCTATCCTCCGCAGCAGAGCTACCAGGTGTTCCTGTTGACCGGGACCACGGTCGACGAAACATCCATTCCAGTGCCCGATTGCCGTGTGATCGCGTATCAATCCGGCTGGCGCTACGTCGAGGCCGGGCCCAAGATCATCGCCGAAACGGTGAGCGACGGCGCCGGCAATTTCACCATGCTCCTGCGCAATATCGACTATCAACTGGTCGCCTACAAAGAGGGCGCGCCCGACCTGGGTGGTCTGACGCGGCAGGACGTGACGCCGATCGTGGCGACGATCATCTACATGCGCGATCCGACCGTGCCCGCTGGTGCCGGCGCTGGTGGCACATTCCCGGCCGAGGACGATGTCGAGTTCGGCGTCGTGTACGGACCCACCGACAACCTCACCGGCACCGTCACGCTGCCGCTTGAGAACGACGTGCGCGACGGGGTCAACTTCGGCGCCGACGGCATCGAATTCAATGGCGACCTGGTGCTCCCCGCCGAGGCTGACGTTCTCACCGGCGTTGGCTTTGGTGCGGACGGCACCGAGTTCACCGGCAGCGCGTCGGGCGGTGGCGCGACCACGGCCTATACCCCGCGGAGATCTCGCTAATGGCTGCACCCGTCGACATCGCCAATCTCGCGCTCACCCTCATGGGTGCGGACCCGATCACGTCGCTCGACGACCAGGTCAAGCGCGCGCGCGTAATGAAGGCGAATTACGATCTCGTGCGCAAGGCCGAGCTGCGCGCGAATAATTGGGCCTTCGCGATGGTGCGCGCTTCGCTGCCGGCGCTGGTGAGCGTGCCCACCTGGGGATTCAACCTCGAATATCAGCTCCCGGTCGATTGCCTGCGCGTCGTCCAGGTCAGTGAGTTTTGGGTCGGCCTGGTCACGGACGATTACATCGGCTCGGACACTTCGACGTACAAGATTGAGGGCCGGAAGATTCGCAGCAACCTCGCCGCACCGCTCCCCGTTCGTTACGTCTCCGACGTGACCGACGCCTCGCAGTTCGATGCGGCATTCTTGAGCGCATTCGCGCACCGCCTCGCGACTGTGACCTGTCACGCGATCACGGAGAGCAGCAGCAAAAAGCAGAGCATCGAGGTCGATTACGTCGGCGTCATCGGCACGGCGAGCCGCATGAATGCCTTTGAAACACCGCCCGAGGCGCAGCCCGACAACGCTTGGATTGCGTCGAGGATCTGACGTGGCCCGCGGAGATCCGGCGCTCGTCAATTTCAACGGGGGCGAAGTCTCGCCGTTGATGCACGCGCGCACCGACTACGAGAAATACGCCTCATCGGCGCAGCTCTGCGAAAACTACATTCCGACTGTGCAAGGTCCGCTGCGGCGGCGCTTGGGAACGCAGTACATCGGCGCCACGAAGCAGGGCGGCACCGTCATCTTGATCCCGTTCGCGGCGAGTACCGCCAACGAGTTCATTCTCGAGGTCGGCGGCGGGTACATGCGCTTTTGGGACGCGGCGACGCGCCGGCAGATCGTCGACAACGCCGGTTCATGGTCGCCGTTCTTTGTTGGCGCACCCGCGGAGCTCGCAACCCCGTGGCAGACGTCGGACCTATTGGTCAAGGACGAGCACGCCTCGCCGGACGGGCTCGGCCTGCAATGGGCGCAATCGAACGACGTCATGTGGATCGCCTGCAAGAATTCGCTGGTCGTGAAGCTCACGCGCATCGCGCAGTACAAATTCGCGTTCGCGTACATGGGCGACGGCAACAACATCCCCACGCCATTCAACGACGTGAATCCGTTGGAGACGATAACCGTCTCGGCGAGTGCTACCACCGGCGTCGGCGTCACGCTGACCGCGTCGGCGCCGCTGTTCGCCCCGTCCGACGTCGCCCTCTATTTCTACTTGGAGCAGCTAAAGGCCGACGTCATCAAGCAATGGGAGGCCGGCAAGGCGGTCACGATTGGCGATCGCCGTCGCTCCAACGGGCACAACTACATTGCGTTGAGCACCGCGACGACCGGCACTTTCCCGCCTTCGCACGTGGTCGGCTCGCGCGCTGACGGCGATACCGGCGTGCATTGGCGCTTCACGGACGACGGCTATGGCGTGGCGGCGATCACCGCATTCACCAACAGCACGACCGTTATCGCGACCATTGCGCTTGAGCTCCCGGGCTCGCTTGTCACCGACGCCACGACGCGGTGGGCGCGCCAGGCGTGGACCCTGGCCGCGGGGTTTCCCTCGTCGGTCGCGTTCTTTCGCGAGCGCCTGTGCTTCGCTCGGGATAACACGATCTGGACGAGCGTCGCCGGCGATTTCGAGAATTTCACCGCGACCTTTGGCGGCGAACCGCAGCGCGATCTCGCGTACACCGGGACGCTCGCCGGCGTGCGCAACGATCGCGTGCTCTGGCTGGCTGCAGGCGGCGGCGTGCTGCTCGCCGGAACCGCCAGCGGAGAGTGGGCAATCGGGCCCCAGGCGACCGCGGAGCCGTTCGGGCCTGGTAACGCCCAAGCCGTGCCGCACACCGGCTACGGCTCGCGCGCGGGCCTGCCAATTCGCGTCGATAACTCGCTCCTCTACCTGCAGCGCGGCGGCAAGCGCGTGCGCGAGCTCTCGTACGATTTCACGAATGACGCCTGGCAGTCCGACGATCTGTCGATGCTGGCCGAGCACCTGGCGCCGCCCGGCGGTTATCTGTCGATCGTGCACCAGCGGCAACCGGAGTCGGTGCTGTGGGCCGCGGCGAACACGGGGCGCCTGTTCAGTCTGACCTATGACCGCAAGCAAAAGGTCTACGGATGGGCGCGGCACTTCCTCGGCGGCAATCGCTTCTTTTTCCCCGATGGGCCGCTGGTGTCGGCAATGGCGACGGTGAAGTCACCCGACGGCGTGAACGATGATCTGTGGATGATTGTTCGGCGCCAGGAAGCGCCTGCAGCCTCCGCGACGACCATCGAGCTCATCGGGCCGGCGGTCGATCTCATCTTTGCCGGCCAGTATTACACGCACGACATTCCCAACACGCTGAACGCGAATTATCTCGACTGCTCGCAGCCCGTGACCGTGGCCTCGGGCGCGACCAATATCGTGCTGCCAACAGTTCAGTTCCCGGTCGGCTCGACAGTGGCGGGACTGCTCAACGGCTGCGTGCTGCCCGACACGATCGTCACCGCGGCCGGCATGGCGATCGAGCCCACGGCCGACATTCGACAAGGCCGCATAGGTTTCCGGCCCGTGTCGCGTTATCACTCGTTGCCGCTGCAGGGAAGCAGCGCGACCGGCGCACCGCAGGGGAAGATTTCCAAGGTGTTCGCGTTCGTCGTGCGCGTGCTCAATTCGGTGGGCTTCCGCTACGCGATCACGCCGACGGATCCGACGATCGACCGCGAGGAAATGCGCCGGCAGGATATGGGCATGAATGACCCGGTCCCGCTGCAAAGCGGAAATTTCTACGTCGAGCCCACGCTGGCATTCGTTGACGAGCCGACGATCTATTTCGAGCAGGACCAACCGTTGCCGCACACGGTTTCCGCGGTTTATCCGAAGCTCACTGTTGAGGATTCGCGTTGACCGATAGCGACGAAACGATCGAACGCCGGAGGGAGGACGTGTTAGGCAAGCGGCTTGATTCGCTGCGCGAGCACATGGATGCGCGGCTCAACACGCAGGACAGCACGATGAGCGGCCTGGTTACTCGCGTCACCACCATCGCCGAAAGGCAGAAGGAGCACATCGAGACAACCGGCAACTGGCGCGACGAGCTGCAGCCGGTCCTCGACGCCTACCTCAACATTCAGAAGGGGACGCGGTTCGTCGGTCACGTTAGCGATTTCGTCGCATGGCTCGGAACCAAGGCGATTGCGACCATAGCGATCGTCGGCACGCTGGCCGGCGCCGTCGCCGCGTGGCAATGGGGTTGCAACCTTCACGCCTGGAAACTTTTTTGCGGGATCTAAAAGGAGAGAATCGTGCCCTGGATCATCATGCCCAAGACCGTCGAAATTCGCATTTCCCTCGAGCCCGGCCTGCTCAAACTTCTGCAGGACATCGCCGCCGAACGCAGCATCGTTCCCAAGGTGAAAGCTCTGGCGGTTCGTCTCGCCGCGAGCAACGTAGATCTGCAAGCGACGCTCGACGCCTATCCCGACCCCGACACAACCGATTAACCCAAGAGCACGGAGGGCGTGAGCCCGCTTTGCGTTCAATCCCCTAAGGAGATTCAACCATGTCAGCAGCAAGCGATGCAGTAGCAGCAATGGAAGCAGCGGTCACACAAACCGAGGGCGTGAAAGCCTCGGCGAAGGTGCTGATCCAAGAGTTCGCCAAGTATGTCGCGGCGAACGCCACCAACCCGGCCGTGCTCACGGCCTTCACCGATCGCATCCTGGCGTCCGACACTCCGCTCTCCGATGCGGTCGCGGCCAACCCCGACCCCGACACCACCGACTAAGGATCGGCCGACGTGTCACCCAATAGCGCCGCGTTCCTGCGAGTCATTCGCGAAGGTGAGTCCTCGCAGGACGCGCGCGCGTTTTATCTGATCGTCTACGGCTCGACGTTCCAAAGCACGGCCGACCATCCCCGCATTCACTTCGATCGCGACACGCACAAGCTCGTTGAGAATTGGCGCAGCGCGCCACCGATGAGCACGACCAGCGCGGCCGGCGCATTCCAGATCACCGAAACGACGTGGGACCGATTCACCGCTGCGGTGGGCCCGCGCGACTTCTCCCCCGAATCGCAAGGGGAGTGCGCGCTCTGGCTCATCAAGCAGCGCGGCGCGCTCGAGGACGTTGAGGCCGGCCGGCTCGAGATCGCCATATTCAAGTGCCGCAACGAGTGGACATCGCTGCCAGGCGCCAACGAGAACAGCGGCCGCTATACGCTCGCCAAGGCGGCGCTGGTATTCCAACAATACGGCGGCACGCTCGCCGGCCAAACACAACCCGCCGCGCCGATCGAGGACCGCTCGACAACGCTACCAGCACAACCGGAGAAACCCATGGGCGCCGCCGCAATCTTCCTGCCGATGATAATGCAGCTCATCCCGCAGCTCTTTAAGATCCCGGGCCTGCAGGGCGTCGTCAACGCGGTCCCGACCACCGGCGCCGCCGGCGGCTCGCCGCACGCATCCGACTACATCCCGCTCGTGTCGTCGATCATCGACACGTTCACGAAGGCAGTCCCGGGCGCGGTCAACACACAGCAAGCGGTAGAGCTGGCGCAGTCCGACCCGAAGGTCGCCGCGATGGCTGCACAGGCCGTGCTCGCGAGCCCGAGCGTTGCCGACGAGCTCAATAAACTCCTCCCCGTGCTCGATCGCTTGAACGAGTACGACCGCAGCGCCTTCCTCGACGCCGAGACGTCACGCAACGCGGCGGCCACGCGCGGGATTCAGCAACAGGACAGCGGCCCGATTTGGGGGAATCCGACCTTCCTCATTGCCGTGATGGTGATGATCCTGGTGTACCTCGTCGTGTACGCCGTGCTTTTCCGTGGCAGCTTCTCGACCGATATGCAGGCGTTCGTCATCGGCGCAATCGTCGGCGGCGCGCTCACCGCGGTCCTCGGCTTCTATCTTGGATCGTCGCGCAACAGCGCGGCGAAGGACGCGACCATCGCACAGCTCGCCAACAAGGGGACCGCATGAAGCGCCTCGCCATTCTGCTTTGGTTCGTCGCTGGCATCGCCGGCGCGGCCGACATCGCCGTCAAGGCGTGCCCGAATCTGACCGTTATCAGCAACACCGGGACGCAATTGACGATTGCCTGCAGCGATCCAGGCGTGCCACCGCCGCCGGCGCCGCCGGTTATCCCGCCGCCGATCTACACGACGGGTTGCGACGGTTTCGGCGTGTCTCCGATGGAGACGCAATGGCCGACATCCTCCAACGTGAATCAGGCGCTTGGCTACTTCGGCC